AGGCTTACCAACTATACAAAGAGTAGCAAGAGGTGCTGGCTCAGACTATAGCACAAACTTTTTAACAGATGCTGGCATTATATTTTGGAATCTAACAGACTTGTTTGATACTACTGTACAAAACGATATGGTGTGGTATCTAAACTCAACAGGTGGAGCACCAGGCGATGGCGATCAAGATGCACAAGAAGTTATTGAACATGTATTCCACACAATACATATGCACGGATTACCTGCAGATGACATAAAATTATATCAGTTCTTAGCAGCTGATTGGAATACTGGCGATTTATATAATGCAATGGTAGAAGCATATGACGCAGGCAAGTGGGATCCATCAGGGTATAACAGTCCAGCAGATGCTTTCAAAACCGATCCTGATGCATTTGAAGTAGCCGCAAAAGAATACTTGTATCTACTTAACTTCTGTATGTTTGAGTATACAAGTCTATGGGAAGGTGGAAGTCTTGCGCCTGAATGGACAGACGATATGCGTACCCAAGCAGGCATTCAAACAAACAATCCGTTAGGTTATGCATTCCATAACACATACATTGCACCAGTAATCAGTAAACCATCACTTGCAACAATTAGAAATATATTCCAAGACGGTGACGTAGGCGATCCGACAGTTGCAGGTCCATCAGGATATGTACCAGATTAATAAATACAGTAAGAGGTAAAAAATGGCAGCAATAAATTTTCCAGCAGATCCTAATAACGGTGATACATTTACAAGCGGAACAACTACCTGGCAATGGAACGGCACTGTATGGTCTATTATAGGTGGCTCGGGTGCAGTTGTTGTGCCTAATTCATTTGGTGTAATCACAGTAGCAGGACAAGATAATATTACCGCTGGAACAGCATCTGATAGTTTAAATTTAGTTGCAGGTGCAAATACTACAATAACAACTGATGCAGGATTAAATCAAATTACATTAACCGCAACAGGCGGTGGAGGAGGTGGCGGCGAGGCTAATCAAAATGCTTTTTCCAATATTGCAGTTTCAGGACAGACAACGATTGCAGCTGATACTACTACTGATACACTAACACTTGTTGCAGGAAGTAATATAACTCTTACAACAAATGCAGATAATGATAGTGTAACAATTACCAGTACAGCAAGTGGAGGATCAAGTACATTTAACAGTCTGACAGATGTACAGACTTCGCAAATACAAATTCACGACATATATGAACATGCATCAGCAACCTATAGAGTGGACAATGTAGGCACTACAGCATACACCTTTAATAGCCATTACTCTGGAAACAATCCAACAATCTATGTGCTATCTGGTACAACAGTTGCATTTGATTTAGACGAGATAGCAGGCCATCCTTTTGAATTACAGGATAATACTCTTACTGCTCTTACAACCAATCTAGTTCATGTAGCAAATGACGGCACAGTTAGCACAAACAGCAGTGCTCAAGGAAAAAGCAGCGGCATGCTATACTGGCGTATACCTGAAAGTATTACCAATAATACAAATTACACTTACCAGTGCCAATCACATGCAAGTATGTTTGGTACAATCACAATTAAAAGACTTGCAAATATTTAAGACTTAGATAGTTTATCTAATTCATGTCTTATTTCACTTAGTTCTTTTACATGTTCTCTAATTATATTGGGTTGAATTTTTCCAGGGTTAAATGAGGAATGCACTTCGTCTATCATTTTTGCTTTGAATTGGAATTCATCAAAAAGTTTTTTATAGTAAACTTTTCGTTCTGAATTGTTTATATTTTCGATTGCTTGCGCAAAAATTTTACAATCTTTTAAATATTTAGATGAACTAGTAATTTTCATCAATAGTTTTCCTTTTTTATAACAATAAATTTATCATTTTCATAATGTCCGTTGTTTGTTTCGCTTAACCCGCCATTAGCAGATATACATTCTATACTACATGGAACTAGAGGTTTGGCTGTAAAAACTGATCCTTCTTGTGCATTGTTTTGATATATTTGCCCGTCACTAGTATCTATCCATCTAAAGATAAAAGATCCTGAATTTACAAACCATGTTTTTTCTGTTTTAAAATTATACCAAAATGGAGTTTTGTCTTTTTTATTAAAAACTATAATTTTTGCTCCGTAGTTACTAAATTTAGCCCATTCAATTTCGTAACCAAAATCTGTTTGTATTACATTTTTTGTATCATCTGTCATAATTAGTCCAATAAATCAATTAGTTTAAAAACAGTTTCAAGTTTTGTTTGATTTGTTTTATTAGTTAGTGTATTTCTTAATCCATGATGAAGTGGTTTTGGCCATTTAGTAAATGATACCCAAGAATATCCGTCGTGTTCATCATTTAAAATAGGTATAAATTCTTTTTCTACAACACACAGATAAGTGTGAAAATGAAATTTACTATCGTTAGAAATAAATGTTTCTAACGGTATAGTTTTTTTAATTTCAATATTTCCTATTTCTTCTGTAATTTCTCTTTTTAAACTTTCCCATGGAGTTTCTGTACCCTCATTAGTACCTCCTACTAGACCCCAAAGGTTATTTTGTTTACCTTTGGTCCTATGTAAGAATAGAAATCGGTTAGTGTCAAGAGTATAAAATAGAGCTCCGCTGCAAACAATATTATCCATACTAATAATTATGCTAGTATTGAATGCGCCAGGTGCCATTTGGATATTCACCTTCGAAGGAAAGTATCCACTCGCCGCTATCCCATTTGTATTGTACACCTGTATTTAGATTGGTTGTGTATATAGTACTAGTAGATTTACTTGAGTCAAACACTACTTGCCATTTTGTGCCAGTCCATTCTACAATATCATTAGCACCTGCTATAAAATCACTGCCATCTAGATTTTTCCAATCATCTGCACCATCCTCATTGTTAGCATCACCAATTCCTTCGCCTAATAGTAATATGCGAATACCTTGTGATCTTAAACTTACCGGGCTAGTTTTTGTTGGATCTATAATATAATGTATTTTATTAGCATCGCCTGAAGGTCCTTTTATAACAGTATCACTAGGTAAAGTATCTTCATCCCAGTTTATAATCAATTCAGACTCGTCAGTGGTGTTAATAGCCACTGTACCTGAAATTTCGGCTAGTAAATCTTTTCTTTTTAATCGTAGTTGTGTTATTCCTGACTCGTATATTTCTGGATATGCTTTAAAATATGCAGGCCATAATATACTACCTACAACACCTCTATAAATAATTTTTGCTGTAGTTCCTAGCACAAGTAAATCAAAGTCTTTGTAAGAATTTGTAATTACGGTTGCTGTATCTTCTTTAAACACACCGGAATTATTAGTTTGAGTTTCTATTGAACCTGTTGGTGCAATTACAACATTGGTTCTAATATCAGCACTTGGAACTGATGTATCTCCGCTTAATTGGGCTTTACTATTTGATAGTTCAATTGTGCCTCTACTTTCATCATATATGCTTTGTATGATAGATGTTACAACTCCTAGTCTTTTGACTTTAGTTGGCGGACTAATATAAATTGGTGTAGTAAAACCTAATTGTGCTACATCAATTTCACTTTCTGTTCCTATTGGAATACTTCTAGAACTAAAATTTATAGTTCCTAAATTTACAACACTTAAACTAGTCCAATCTACATAGTTGTCTGTTGTTTGTATTTCTAAACTCGGATTGAACAGCATTAATATCTGTTCCATAAGTTGTAATTTTTGATCAGTATTTGAAGTCCATAAATCTACATTTACACTAAGAGTGTAAGGTGTGGGCATTAATCTTTCAACCGTATAATTTTTACCTTCGGTTTTTAAATATTCTTTGCCTTCAGTATCATATGCTCTTTCTCTAATATTTAATTTGTTTACATAACTTGAATCAGCAAGCCTTGACATATCCATCTCTAAGCCTGTAATATATACAGCCATTCTAGGTGCGCTAGGTATTTTATTCTCTGAATTATCTCTTAATATATGTCCAACTTGACGGGTAATATCTCCATACATAACGGGAACTTGTCTTAAATCACCATCGCCGTCTTTGTAACTAAAGTTGCTCATCAATCGAACAATTTGTGTAATATATCGTCTTATTTGACCGTCATAAAAATGTTGCATTAGTTATCTGCCTTCGGTCTAAGTGCTTGTGAAAGGCTTTGTCTTTCTTGAACATTTTCGCCACCAATTTCATTTGTGTTTGTATTGTTAACAAAAGTACCTTTCTGGTGACTTCTTGTATTTGTATTTGTAAGAGTCATACGCACCGAATCTTCTTGTTTAACCCATCTTTGGCCATCATTTCTAAATAATCTATTTGGCATAAAATCTGTCCTTAGGAAAAAATCGCCTTCGACACTACCAGTTGGAAAACTAATACCGTGACCAAATGCTTCTCCGTTGCCGGGTATTCCGTCTCCTAATAAGTATCCAGTATATCCTTCTCGGTTAGGAGTTTGCATTACTCGATCAGCTAATTCGTTTTGTGTACTTGCGTCAAGACTGTCAACATCGGCTGTTACTATATCAACAGTCCCGTCTTCTTTAGTTGCTACAGTAAAGAAATGACTAGTATCATAACCTGACTTTGCAGCATCAGCTTCGGCTTGTGCTATTACAGCATTATTAATCTGCATTTCTTTTTCATATGTAGAAAGAATATCTCTTAAAGAACCGCTTCCTGGGTTATCTTCTTCTGCAGGTAAATCAAGTATTTCTTTAAATTCTTGACTGTCGATAATTTGTTTTAATTTTACTCTATATAAATGAGGATACCATGTAGGAGAAAATCCTTCACTAGCTCTATTAACATCTTCAACTACAAAAAATCTTTTAAGTGCAACACTATAATCATTGAGTGCATATTCGTCTTTAAGGTGAGGTAATTCAATAACATCACCTGCCATAATTTTTCGACCAAGTGTCTTAACTGAACTATTAATATGTATAGTCATAAACAGTGTATCATTAGTTAAAAATAAACCAAATTGACTCATATTAAAGTCAACATCTTGTACATTATAAATTCCTCGCATTGAATAAATGTCCGGATCATATTTTCGGTCTCTGTTTTCCATAAACAACATATCTTGTATATTGGTTTCTTTAACAGCATCGTATCGGGGTTGATCAGCAGTCGCTGAACTACTCTCAGGATTATTAGGTCCTAAATATTTGTGTACAAAGATATCTGTGCCACCGATAGTGAACATTTCATAGATTCGATTGTCTATGAAATCATAATCTTTGCCCTTTTCTGGTCTATATAAACTAAGTCTCGGCATATACATATTTAGCGTAAGATAAATACTATTGGAGAACTTTTCGTATGGCCACATTAAAAACTAAGAAACAAGAAGTATTTGACTATGTATACCACATGCTTGGTGGTGGAATGGTCGATGTAGAACTAGATCCTGCACACTATGAAACTGCTATAACAAAAGCATTGACAAGATTTAGACAAAGATCTGATAATTCGGTTGAAGAAAGTTACTTCTTCATGCCAACAGTTATTGATCAAAACACTTATACATTACCAAATGAAATAGTCGAAGTAAGAAAAATATTTCGCAGAAGTATTGGATCACGCACAGGCGGCGGAGATGGCGGTACATTATTTGAACCGTTTAACTTAGCATATACAAACACATATCTGTTATCGAGTTCTAATATGGGCGGACTTGCAACATATGACTTTTTCTCACAATATCAAGAACTTGTAGGAAGAATGTTTGGATCCTTTATTGAATTTAAATGGAATACAACAACTAAACAATTAACAATATTACAAAGATCGAGAGCAGAAGAAACATTAATGTTACTATGTTACAACTATCGCCCAGACGAACAGTTACTCGACGATTACCTTGCAAAACAGTGGATAAAAGATTATACTGTTGCAACTTGTAAATATATGTTAGGCGAAGCAAGATCAAAATTTGCTACTATTGCTGGTCCACAAGGCGGCGGACAGTTAAACGGCGATGCACTCAAAGCAGAAGCACAGTCCGAAATGGAAAAACTAGAAACAGAAGTGTCAACTGCAATGGCAGGCGGTACAGGATATTATTTCACTATAGGCTAAAAACTGCTTGACAGTTACTAAATTATTATGTATAATATACATTGTAATTTAGGAGATTTTCGTGATTATTGGCATTTGTGGTTTAATTGGATCTGGCAAGGGAACTGTTGCAGATACACTTGTGCAAGATTATGGCTATACAAAAATATCATTTGCAGATAAACTTAAAGACGGAGTAGCAGAAGTATTTGGCTGGAATCGCCAAATGCTAGAAGGTGATACAGATGAAAGCAGAAAGTGGCGTGAACAGCAAGACAGCTTTTGGTCAAAAGAAACAGGAACCGATATTACCCCTCGCTTGGTCCTTCAGTTATTTGGTACTGATTGTATGCGTAACGGGTTTTATGATGGTATTTGGGTAAGCCTTGTAAAGCAAAAACTTCAACAAAACCCTCATATAAACTTTGTTATTCCAGATGTTCGCTTTGAAAACGAAGCAACTATGATACAAGGATTAGGTGGTAAAATTTGGCGTGTTAGAAGAGGTCCTGATCCCGTATGGTTTAGAATGTATGTTGATATCGGTGCTGAACCTCAAGATGTTCATAAATCAGAATGGGCTTGGGCAAATGTATCTTTTGACAAAGTTATAGATAATAATGGAACATTGTTGGAACTTAGAAGTCGGGTAAAAGGTCACCTTGTTTCCATTTAACACCTTCTTTTTGCATTATACGCTGACAGTTAGCACATACCGTTTTTAGATTACTTGGTCGACAATTAACTAAGTTACCGTCTATATGAAACACATTAAACTGTTCTTTGTGTTTACTAGTGTATCCACACTTTTCACAAATATTCTTTTTTTCATATCCGCTTAACTTCCATTTTGGAATTCCGTGACCGGTACCGTTGCGTAGACAGGTTTCACACTTCTTTCGATAATATATCTTTTTACCTTTTCGGTAATTAATAGCCGCAGGCCGTTGTCCACATACGCATAAAGGTCTCATATTGTATTTACCTCACCTTTTCGGTCCCTTTTATGT